GAATCCGATTGGGTCCGAATCTTTAACTCGTGAGACAATAGCCTTGCCTGCGGCTCGACATTTCCTGAATCGTATTTTTCTAGGCTGTCCTTTTTTCTTTCCAGTTTCGTATTTACCCATTCCGGGGATGTTGGGTTTTCCGATCACCTTGTGCGTCTCTTGCATCATGTTGTGACCGTACATGTGCCCAAGGGTCTTCTTCCAGTCTTTCTTCAACTGAGCCGTAAATTTCGAGGGTATCACACTTAAGGATTTTGCACCTACACCTTGTATCTGCTGGTTCATGGTGTATTTACTTGACATCTTCTTCCCCCTTTACGAAAAGAGATTTCAGGATCGTAATGTTCGAGGCATCTATTGGGTAAGTCTCAACCCTCCTACTACGAGGTACGCCCCCTCCCTTTGTTCTTTGTGGGCTCAGGACCTCTGGGTTTCGTCCTCTGAACATTTCGAGTAGCTGCCAGAAGCGGTATGGGCGAGGGTCAACTCCAATAGATCCTGAAAGTCTGTAGACATTTTCCCATGCTCCTCCCGTATCACCGTCGCTCTCGCTGCTCGCCCCTTCTGTACCGTTTCCCACGCTACCTTCGCTGCCTCTGCGATGTCGGGCAGAAGGGGAGATATAAAATCCGAGTAATCCTCCATGAAGGCATCCATCGCCAACTTTAGTGAATTACCATCCATAGAAGAACCGAACTCCTGAGGGCTTACGTCTTTACCCTCGGCCTCGTCCCTAATGCACACCCAGAGCATCTCGACCCATCGTCTCGGATGTAGTGAGAGGTTGCCGGGATCACTAAGTAGATCATCCCCAAGCTCTTCCAGTATGTCCTCAAAGTTCTGGAAGCTAAGTCGAAGAGACCACTCCCGATTCTTTGTGTCTTTGAATTTCTTAGCCATGTGTCGCATGTCCTTGAAGGAAAAAAACTAGGGCTCCCGAAGGAGCCCTATAAAACTACGGGGTGGTCACTGAGTACCACGATGGTGCTGCGTTGTCATTAGCAACAGGACGCAGTGCAACGTCGGTCATCAATGCTTCACCAAGAGACTCGGATCGGCTGAAGGATTTCACCATACAGGTTGCTCTCAATCCTTGGCTTGTTGAGCCAGAGGGTGGAACAGCGAGGCCATCCATAACTAAAACTTCAACATCAGTTTTGTTGAAGAATGCAGTTTGGAGAGCGGTAAACGCAGCATCGCTTGTGTCGTAGAGCATATTGAATGTGATGTTAGCATCAAGCAAGCCATCAGCATACTCCTTAAAACCCGCCGAGCAGCGAGTCGTGACATCAACTTCGTCTTTCTCAAGTGACAAAGTGAGGTCTTTTACATTACAAATCTCTGACCACGTTGGAGAGCCATAACTCCCCGTGTTGTAGTAGAGCTTTGCGTTTTCGGCTAAAACAAAAGCCATTACACAATACTCCTAATATCCATGCCGAAGATTGATACGAATAATGAATCTTCAAACAGTGCTTGGTTGTCGTAAACTGTAAACCATGAAATAGAATCAAAAGTAGCACCGCCAGCAAAAGTCTTGACAGTGCCAATTTGATTTATAATCTCTTGCATTAACGAAATCTTGTTTGTCACATCTGACTGTACATCGACGTTAACGCGGTCCCTCATAGCAACTTTAATAGTGCCGCTAAACTTCAAGTCGGGGCATCTGGTTTCACGATTGTAGTTAGCATCATCGCACCACACAAAGACTTTCAGATCGTCATCCTTATTGTCTGTATGTGGAACCCATGCAACCTCAGCCGTGAAGGTATCGGAATAAGTGCCAGCGTTAATAACGTCAACGACATTCTGCACAGTTTCCTGTAACATTAGTCCCTCCTAGTAGTGTGAATACGCACAGCAATTTCCTCTTGGTCAACATACCTCCATTGGGGTTCATTGCCAAGAGAGAGTACGAGGTACTCGTTACCATTACTGCGGGTCATTGTATCACCACGAATAGGTAGCCTACTTAACTCAGAGACGTTAATAATGAAATCGAGTGCTATCCCAGCACGACGCATGTCATCTGTGATATCAATCTCAAACTCTGACTTACCAAGTACAGCGGTCACCGTATATGATGAACCGCCATACTCTTGGTAAGTTACTTTTTCGCCAACCATGCCCTTAAGGGTCCGCATCATTGATTTGAGCGGTCCTTTAAGTTGACTCATATTACGTCAGCAAAGCCTCGGTAGAAACAATAGCGTCAGTCACAATCACCGGAACGCCGAATGCAGATTCAACGTAAGGTGCGGGAGCACCAGTGACATTCGTGGCAGTTCTGGATGCCCTGAGTTGTTTCTCAGAACGTCGATTCATAACGAACACATCTGGCTTATGCTCGATGGGGCAGGTGCTGTAAAGTTCAGCGAGCAAGTCATCGGTAAGACCCTTGCCAGCATCCTCAGTGATGTTAGCAAGACGATGGACGCTGTGAATGCTACCAATCTTGATTCCGCAATAAGCGGAAATCTCATGAGCGTATGCCCAGAATCGGCCAGTAGCTGAACCAGCACGCTCAACCATCATACGTGGTGAAACGCTGATTTGCCCACCTTCACCCCAAAGCAGTTCGCAATCGGAAGCTCCAAACTTTACAGCGTACACAGAGCTACCGGTTGAGCCAGTCGTTCCTCCTGCGGAAATGACTTGTGCATCCGAAAGGCCATTAAGATTTGATTGGTCAGCAAAGCCATCAAAACCATTGGCCGTAGTATTAAAGATATTATCTTCAATCAGACGCATGGCAGCACGCAAGTGATTGCGAGCCTCGATGCCCATGATATGATCCTGACCACGCTCATCAACCTTAGCCGCTGCAATATCAACCGCGAACGAAGCATCAAGATACTTCAGGTCAATGCTGATCTGGCTGTAAGTCGCGTCAGTGTTTTCCACACCGTCATTAACCGCACGATATCCAACCGAAGGATTCGTCAGCAACTTGGTGTATTTGAAGTTATCAGAAGCAGCCGTCCTAGCAGCAACCTTCTGAAGAAACGGGGTGCTGTCAAGCACGTCGGTAACCAGAACGTCCAGATCAACTCGGTTGAAGTTCAGGACATCCGCACTAGTCAAGTATGAATCAGCCATTTATCTTTTTCCTAATCAGATTAAATTCTTAGAAGTTCCAAGCCTGAGCCCATCGAGCATCAGATCCTGAGAGTCCCTTTTTAGCAAGCTCAAGTCGCTTCGATTCATTCTCTTGAGCTTTCTGTTCCTCGGAACTAAGCTCGACAGATTGAGTCACTGGTGCATCTTCGCCAAGAGCGAAGGCCCCAGCATCAACCAGAGCATTAAATTTAGCAAGTTGCTCTTTGAGTTCCTCAAGCTCTTTGTTCTGTTGCTTGATCTTCTCGGAGAAGCACTCACTGATATCTTTTCCTTCCAGATACCACATCGCACCTTCGTGACCAAAATGCTCAACAAAGAGTTTGGCCGCTGCTGCCATTGGTTTCTTTTCGGATTTCATATCCTCCTCGTCCTCTTCCAGCTTGTCCTCGACCGACTCCTCTTCGGCCACCATGGGCTTGTCCTCGCCTTCGGACATCTCGTCTTTAGGATCACCGTAGTGCTCCTTCATCTCATCCTTTTCATCCACTTCAGCTTCAACTGGTTTTGGCGTGTGTTCTTCCATCTCGCTCTGACGCTTCTTTTCATCGTCAACGGAGACTTCAACCTTTACGCCGAGTTCTTCCTTCATGTCATCTTCCTCTTGGATAGAGAAAATGCCATTTCTAGTCGCTGCTGGCTCGGCAACCACATCGGCACTATACAGTTCATAAAAACGCAACGGCATGTCATCGGCGTCACTCTCCTCGCTCATCTGTGTCGTGTTGAGCATGCCAGCCACACTCATTCCTAACGACTCAGAATCCTCTTCAGCAAGCGACATAACATAACCAGCGAGGTTACCTTTGGGGCTCACATAAGCAGACCGAGCAAACGTGATATCGGCTCGAACGCTATCGCCTTCGATCCTGAAGTTTGTTGCTCTGCCTAAGTGAGATCCCATTGCATCACCATGCTCGGCATGGGTGTATCGAACCTTGACGCCCTTAGGCGATTGATTTCCAAGTTCGACAACCTGACGCAAGGTTTCCTCATCCACAAAGTATGGGCGAGTGTCGTTGATCTGACCCATTTGGATCACTTTGACACCTAACAATAAGCCCTTATCCATGTCGATGCTGCCCAATGTGCATTCGACAAACTCCGGGCGATATATCTTATCAAGCACACTCATGTTATTCTCCGTCTTATCAATGCGTTCAACAATTCTTTTTGACCAGTTTCTGCCGGGTTCCCCACCCCAGAGAAGGAAGGCTATGTAGCCTTTATCCTTTTCTTTATCTTGTCCGGGGGAGGGTTTTTCGTTCCCTTTGTGCCTTGAGAAGAATGAATACATCCTCTTGACTGTTTGCAGACTTAGATTCTTTTTGTTCGCAATGTCACGAGCACGAGCAACACCAACTGCGGTTCCGCCTTTGCCGTTGTTCTTTCTTCTTAATTCGAGACCGCGACGGGCTGCATTAGCCATCGCCTCAGTTGGCTTATAGCCTTCATTCTCCGGCATCAGGACCTCCGACTTGCGGTGCTTGAGTGAACCCAAGCTCATCCAGCTTGGCCTTCTCTGCTGCAAGTTCATCTACAACGTTCGACCAATCATCGCCATACCTCTCCTGACGAACTTCCCTTCTGGTCTTCAGACCATTCTGAATCAACATAATGTCAGCTTCAGCCTCAGCTTTAATGTCGAACCAAGGCGTCCCTGATGGAATCCAAGTCCACCTCAATGCTCTCAGATTAAGGTCTAAGGGAAGCATGCCCTCAGAAACCCACTGAGCTAACTTCCACCGTGTAATCTTATCTAGCAGACGCTGGTTTGATTCCCGCTTAGACTGTGCTGACTTTACATACTGAAGTAAAGCGATCCTAGATCCGCTGTAGTTTGTGTACGCCTCGTCAAAGAAACTCCAAGGGATGTCCAGTGCCTTGCTCGCAACCTGCATTGACATCGTTATGAAATCTTGGAACTCTGTCGATGGGTTCTTAGACTCTAAGAAGTTTGCTTCGTCTCCGGGATCTAGGTCCAGCATTACTGGGCCTTTACCAAAGTCAACATCGTACTCTGTTTGGTCGCAGGAAACGTCTTGATACATTGCAGACGTTCGTGTAATCGATAGTGCGAATAGCTGACTAACCTTAGCTTTCAGTCTCGCATACTCTTTCATCTCTAAGGCATCGACAAACGTTGGAATGGCCGCTGCCAGTGGACTAATGCCCCTAATCTGATCAAAGGCATCGTAGTAACCGTGCATCAATATATTGGAAGCCTTAACTGTCTTATCGAACTCATAAGTCCAGTTCTGTTGCTTACTGTACACATCGTATGCAATCGGTCGGCCACCCTTGTCGACATGAATGCCGTGGACCTTTCTAACCGCCTTAGGTACATCTGTCTCGTAGACAACGCCAAGACCTTGCTCATTTTGAATGCGGTCTGATTCGATCCCTTGAAGATGCCCGCTGCGGAGCTTCATTAGGAACACATCGCCATCGATTGTCCTGTGGGATTCAGCAAGCCTAATAATTGAGTGTAAACTGTGGCGGCCACCCACGTCGCAATTCTCAGGTCGAGACCACCACCGCATCAAGGTTGTGAGGTCTTCATCAAGTTTCGCGTCACCTGTCTGTGGTTGAAACGAAAAGGTTGAGACGTAATCAAGGTGCTTGCGAATCATAAAGGCACCCGCCGCAAAATTGCGGTTGATGTCTCTAGCGGATTCGATTAGTTGGAAACGGTCACTTGTCCCAAGTGCCTTATCATGTGAAAGGATATTGTTTCCACTGGACCGCCTCTTCTTTCCGGGATTGACTGCATCATATTGATTGTCATTCCACCCGAACGCTGATCCTAGTGCATTTGAAACGGCCTTAAACATTATAGACCCCCAGACATATCAATTGATTTGGAGGCACTGTTGCCTTGCTGTAGACGCAAGACCTGCTTCTCCCAATACTTTAACTGTTCTAGTATTCCGCTCTGCCCACCATGTGCGTAAGTCACTGACAGTCCATCCGAGGTGACAGACTGTACACCTGCTGCATCCTTCAGCTTATCCCTGAGCGTCTGCACCATATCTCTTGCGAAAGCTAGTGCCTCGTCCCTTTCACGATTGCATGTCATAGGCTCTTGGCCTCCTTCGTTCGCTTGATTCTTTCGCGTGGAGCGTAGTCACCGAATTGATCTTTCATCCTAACACCTTCAACCGAAGCCGCTACACAACAACCAACCATGCAGTCAAACCAGTGGTTGTCTTCTCCGGGCTTCAGTTTCCATTCGTCAACCTTTCGGCCTCGGCCCTCGGTTGTTACTGGGTATTCTGATCTCAAGTTAATGCAAAATTGTTGATGAATCCTTGCAGGTGCTTTAGGCAAAACAAAACAACCAGTAGACCCGATTGAAGCATTTAGCCTTTCCCAAGTGAACGACTTCCAAAAGTTTGTGTCGTAGAGAGCATACCTGATGGGCATTTCCTTACTGATCGCAGTTCGCCAGTTAACTCCCACGACCTTCCCCGCCTGTTTGGATTGCCCAGCATTTAGTGGCTCACTTGAAGCACCGACGTACTTACCATGAGACGGGATAACCACTGACCTGTGCTCACTGTTCCTAACCCAGTTATAGATAATGTCCCGTGAGGCTCCCCAGTTCGCGTCCACAAGCATCCTAGTGATCTTAATGGACTCTCCATTGGATTTGTCCCAAGATCGCGTTAGAAGCGATTCTGTGAGTTCTGAGAGGGCATTCCGCAGCTTCATTTCCAGGTTTTCGCCCGGATACAGCTTCGATAGCTTCAATCTCAAATCACGGTAGTTTGTGTTTCTGTCTTTCTGCTCTGGAGTTGTTCCGTACCGGACAACCCACCCATTAAAACTGTCATCAAAAGCCATCACTGTGTAGTATAGTGCATCCTTCTGAACGTCAGCAAATGCAACCAGTCTAGTCGCTGAGTCTGGCACCACACCCTCAGTGTAGTCGCCCTGCTTCTGCATTAGCTCATCGAGGTTTAACATGCTTGAGTTCGACTCTTCTTCGGGTGAGTTTTGATACTCACTTTGGAATGCCGCCTCGGAGCGAGCCTTTAGGTTTATCGCATGCTGTATGGCTGAAACTTCATTATCAAAGTATCGGTCATCCCAGCCTGCGGTATAGCCTTCCTCGATCTGGTCCTTGTTTTCCAACCAGAACTTATTTGCCTCCTCGGGACCAATCCCATTCCGAATGGAGGTGTCTCGTATATCCAAGTAGCTATCAATCAGGTTAGGGTTTTTGGGTTCCCCGTAAAGCATCTGAGTTCTGAATGATTTCCAGTCAAGGAACTCATCGCCAAGTATCCTGTCGGCTAGGTCGTATTGTCGAATCACAGTACATGGCAGTAGGCAACTTATCTTCACGCCGGGTCCAGCAAGCCCAAGTATGTCGGACATGATTGTGTCAATTCGATCTTGGCACTGCTTCTCAGAACCCGCCGACTCTCTGGTTTGCGGATCGTCTACAATACAAAGATCAGGGCGAATAATCTCGCCTGTACTCTGCGTCTCCTGCTGCCCCCGGATGTCACCTGTAACACCACACACGGAAACTACAGATCCAGAACATAGAGAACCTTCAACGGTTGGAAACACCAGCTTATCATAAAGCCACTGAATGTTTGTTTCTCTGCCGTTCACTTTCTGCCCAGCAGCCCGGTTTGCCCTACCCTCTAGCTTGCCTATTGGAAAACAAACCTCAGGGAAGTCTGCCGTAATCTCAGGGTTGAACCTAAGCTCAGTCTTTATTGATTTGAGTAATGCTTCAGCCTTGCCGCTGGTAGCACCAACTAAGCACACCCACTTCCTGTGACCGTACAGCAATGCCCATATCGCAGCAGTGATGCTGATAGTTGTCTTGCCACTTCCGCGTGGCATTGCTATCGCCATTAACGATGTTGAGCCCTCGCCTAACACGATAGACTCCATCGATTCAAGTATCTTCAGGTGGTCATCTGACCAATTGTAATGAAATACTGGAGCACGATACTTTTCGCAAAAGCTCTTGAGTGAGAACGCACACGACTCACGACGCTCAGGATTTGAGACCGAGGGTATCTCCCCAATTTCAGAGAGCTTAGATCGCTCCCGTCTCATCCTCTCTGCGTTTCGGGCTCGTGCGTCCATTACCCCTCCGCTAATCATGAAACACCACAATCATCTTATCGGCAAGCGTTTGAACTGGCGTCCCGTTCGTCTCAACCTCAGTGGCAATTTCATATTCCTTGCAGGTTGTCGAGGTGGTGCTGATCATAAACTGTACAGCTTTGCCGATTGCGATTTCGTTTTCAGTGTCAGCAACTGTATTGACTTGCTTGTTGGAAAGTGACAGTTCACCAGTAGAATTATCATCAACAACAGTTGGAGTGCCGCTCAATAACTCACCCGACTGCAACCGGGGCGTCATGTCAAAAGTGACAACAGCCTGACTGCCAATCGGAATATACACGGTCGGTTTCAAACATCCGCTCATGTTAAATCCTATTCATCGTTGTTTTAGCCACAGGTCGTACACTCGCAGTCACACCTGTTGTCACTGCCGCTGTTTTGGCTACAGGATTTCTGGAGTAAGATTTTCGCACCACCCCTGTTTTCTGGAAGATGATGGGGGGAGAAGCATTAAACCACCCAAGAGGCCATTCAAATATCCACATCAATCAACTCCAACCACAGGGTCCGCATCAGGGTCTAGAGTCAACACCTTACTAGTAAATGTACTTCCATCTGTTTTCTTAATTGTCCAAGTCGTCGCACTGCGGCTTGACTCAAGTATTCCAAGTACAATAGCTGCCAGCGAGTGAGCATCAGCAGAGTCTTGCGTATTAGTCACAGATCGTTTCAACACCTCATCAGCCAGTGCCTGAGCCTGAGCAGTGGAGATCACAACACCGTCCGTCGAGGTGTCAGCTAGTATTGAGGACACATCTGTCGCGATTGACGATACACTGCTGGCTGTAGCGAGACCGCTGACATTTGCCTGTGAAGCAGTTCGGCTGGCAGAGTCAGTGGTAACAGGAGATGTCACACTACCCGTCGTCGTCACATTGGCAACTGTGTCTGTTGAAGGATCAAAGGTTGACAGACCCGACACATCAGCTTTGAACGCATCCTCGTTAGAACCAGACGTGAACTCAGAATAGATTGCCGCTGCCGTAGGTGCTGCCGTAGTAACCGCACCATCGGTCCCACGCATTGCAGCACCATTTAAGCCAGTCACATCTTCTGTGATCTCCGCAAGATTGTCTGTGCTTGTCCATCCTGCCCCCTTCATGTCAGTCAGGTGAGATATGATCGTGCTTTGATTGGACGAGGTAGCATCACCACCACCAGTCAAAGCGTTAGCGTCTACTTGATTCGACACTGTAAATGTCAATTGATCAGTCTTGGCTTTGATCTGACCAACTTCGGTGTCTACGGTGGCCAAAGCACTAGCCGTCGCAAGACCACTAACATTTGCTTGCGATGCTGTTCGAGAAGCACTGTCAGTCGTCACAGTATCAGTTGATGCGTCAAATGTGCTAAAGCCCGTCGCTCGAAAATCCGCAACTCCACTGATTGCGGATTTCTGTACTTCTAAAATATCTCCGGGTGTAGGCTCGGTGGTGATAGAAACAGCCCTCGCCCCAAAATCGCCCGTTGACGGAATAAACTCAACTGTGATCTCGTCCGCCTGCATCTCCGAGGCAGTGAGTGAAATATTCATCAATCCACTAGAATTAGGAACCGGCAGACTTGCGATGTTTGCAGTTGTTATCGCACCGGAACCGCTTCGCTTGCTCACTTTAACTTCACCCGATGTGAAGGTTGAAGTGAAGAAAACAGTTGGATCACTGGCCTTTGCAACAGCGTAGGTAAAATTAAACGCTGTGTTATAGTATGCTCCGCTGGTTGCCACATTATCACCTATTGTATACAGCTAGTGTTTTATTGGTTGTTGTAACCACTTCAGCAATCATTCCCCAGCCGTTTGTCGCAGCGTTGGACATTGTGTCTGCTGAATAAGTAAAGTCCGAAGAAGCGAAGTTCTGCACCTTGCCAGTCATTGGAATCGACGAAGCACCCTGTACAGCCGTATCTCCAATTTTACCTTGATCTAAACTATTCCATGTTGACGTATGTGAGGCGGTTCCGTTTGCAGTACCGTTGACATAGCAGGTAACGGTTCCATAGCCCCAATAAGAGAAAAAAGTCCAAGTCACTCCCACATGAGTCCATGTATTTAAAATCGAAGAGTCAGTGACAGTTGATTGAGCTTTAAAATTTGTTCCACCAACTTTGTAACGACCAAACACATATCCTGAACTATCAATACCTAATGACAAACCAACATTAGCATTACCCGCTTTCCCATAGCTTATAAACATCTGCTGGCCGGTTGCAGTGATGTAGACCCACCCCATCATCGACCCTCTTGTGCCATCCAAAAACGCTGCTGAAGAATCTATTTCAATATAGTCATCGACGCCATCAAGCTGGACGCAAGTCCCTCGCGTTGAATCTGTGTTCCACGTCGGTCCATTTGTCAGCGTTCCAGTTGCTGCGTTAAGGTCTGCGGCAACATCCTCAACAGTGGTGCCTTGCCCTTCTGTACACGGCCATCGACAACCGGCAAGAAGTTGAAAGCCACCAAAAAGACCGGGACGCAGTTTCATTTTTGACGGCGGCGGTGGTGATGCGTTGTCGATAATCATAAGCTCTGCACCGTCGCTGGTTTGATTACGATCGTATCTTTACAGGGATTAGGATCTGTTCCAGTTTCAGTGATTGGCGCAGCGTAACCACTCTGCAAATGGCCGTGGCAATCACGAAAATATGTACATGAAAAACCAGTTGAGCCCATATAGACATAATCTAACGGATTCGAAAAATTTGCAGCGTCGAGGATTACTGGAGCGTTCCACGGTATGAAAAATCCAGTGTTAGCCAATGTTATATAAGTTGCGTATGAGTTTCCCGAAGTGCCAACTGTTCGAAATTTAATCGTTGCCGTGTTGTTAAAAACGACGTTTGTGCGAAATGTTGTTTGTTCAGAGCTTCCGTTTTTCTGCTCGAATATCAATTCGGACGGGGCTGTGCTATTGAAAGTTAAGACTCGCGAATAATCGCCAAACGTTACACCGTTAAAAATGAACGGGCCATTGCCTAAGGTGACGGTTGACGCCGTAGAAAGCGGTGTAAAGTTTACACGACCACCGCCACCCGGCCATTGGTGAAGCGTGCAAGTTCCGCCGCAATAAATCGAAGACACACCACCGTCCAAAACGTAAATGTCGGACACGTCATAAAGCATTCCTCGTGACCCAGAAAACCCCGTATCATAACGGGCAATAGAGCCGCCGTTTTCGCCAATCTTGTAATTTTTTTTGCGTGCAACTGAAACGTTGCCCGTATAACCGAGTGTATCGAAATTTAAAAACGAAGTGTTCGTGTTGACATACAAGTCGCCGGGACCGTTTGCGTCCAGAAAAACGGAATCATTGATCCCCGGAACAGAAGCACCGCCAGTGCCGCCGCTAGTCGTAGACCAATAGGCTGAGTCATTGACGTTCTGCTGTGATGTTGCAATCCAGTATCGATCCGCCATTACTTTAGCCTCTCGATACTTGCCACGGTTTGCACTGTGGAACCACCGCCGCTGATAGTTGTCACGTCAACTCCCGGTCCAATTATCCCACCACCACCAAAGCCATAAGGTTTAGTTAGGTCAGGGATTTGTCGCAACGTTGAAAATGCGGCAGAACTCGGATCAAGCGTGTAATCGCCGCCAGCGAGATCGACGCAAGGGTCAGCACTTAAGGCAACAGGATCGCTATAAAACCCATCTCGACCGACATACGACGGGGTGCCGCCTGTAAAACCATAATAATAGTTGTTCGCCCAATGACCGTCCGAAGTCCCTCCTGTAAAACCGGAGCCAAACAAATACCTACCAGAACTGGGTGCGAGCATTAAATTATTGAAAAACGTACCGTCCATTTGAGGAAATGCTGCACCACTTTTCGCAACAATTATATTGTTGAGCATATAACCTTGGCGGCTTGTTGTTGCAACATAGTATTGATTGCCCCCATTGTTAGTAGACCCGACAATTACATTGCCGAAGCCGCTTCCTGAAAATGCACTGCCACGAAAACCTCCACCCTGTGCGTCAATGTAACAGTAGAAATAACCACCCCCATTTGCGGCTTTTTTGTAAGACCCGCAGCTATCGCCTAAGATTTTGCAATCGAAGTAAGACCCGCCAGCGGTCTGAGCAGTAGTGCCACCTTGAATTGTGCTTTGGTACATTGCGGAAGGTCGATCAACTACCGTACCCCCATAGCCTCCCCCATCACAGTCAATCCAACTTACTTCCCCTGCCATATACGAAGCGTTAGTGCTCCAGTGAATATCAAGTATCGTTCCCGAATAACTTGAATCGTTCTGTAAAAGCGGGTTTGTGGTTGGCCTCTGATTTCTTCCATTTGTTTGGTCATAGCCAAAGTATGAAGAACGAGGACCGTTTAAATAAGTTCCCGATGTAAAAGATGTTGAGGTCGAGATCGTATAAGTGCCACTTTCGATATAAATAACAGCACGACGGTTGTTGCTCGCGTAATAGCCTTCTCCAATATCAACAGCAAGGCCGGGGGATGCCAAAGCACCACCAACGGCAAACGTGCCGCCAGTTGAACCTGCTGCATTTGGCGACCTATCCAGTGTCCACCATGTTCCATCTTGTGATTGAATCTCATACCAGCCAGTCGTCCAAAACGTGCCAGCAGAAATGCAAATCACATTGCCAACATCCGCAGCAACGGGTGAACCGGCGGTGGTTGATTTAACTTGCAGGTTGTTACTGGAATTGACCTCTAAGTCAGTGCCAGAGTATTGCGGCGAGTTTTGTTGAGAATAATCGCTCCCTGAAGCATTCCAAATAAAAGCACCACCATTGGTGTCACTTCCAGTTGTACGCACTTCCCAGATCGACTTATTCGACCATGTTTGACCCATCGCCTACACCTACACCGTCAAAGGAATTCCAAGGCTTGCAATCACTTGGTTGACGCGAGCTTTTTGAGCATCGGTTAAACCTTCGAGGATTGGTCGCAACTCATTGCACATGTAATCGAGCGATTGATCCGAGTAAGCAATGTCTTCAGCATCCTCTACTGGATCGAGAGAATCTCGAAAGTTCTCATACTCCACTGCAACGGCGTAAATCATATTTACGATTGACTTGCATTTGTCGCCCGCATCTCGCAAGGACTCCATGCGAGCTTGCCCAATTTCATTTGATTCAAAGTTTGAGAGATTGCCCATGCGTATGTTCCTTATAAGGAGTTAGTCTTTTTTATCTGCCTTGTTCACGATTGACTTTGCCCATCGCTTACCTGCGTCCCCTCCCCACAAGAGCCAAGCAATGTACCCTGCGTCTTTCTCTCCCCCGGCTTGATTGCCATCGTGACGAGAGAAGAAGCTATGCATTCGCTTTACTGTATCCATTGGCATGTTCTTGCCGTTAACAATATCTCTAGCACGGGCTACACCAACTTGGGTTCCGCCCCGCTTATGCTTCTTACGAAGAGCAAGGCCCCGCTTGGCGGAGCCCTGCATTTGCTTCGTTGGCTTATATGTCTTCTCGGGCACTTCTATTCCTCTATCTTCTCAAGACGTTTTCGCTCTAGCTCGGTAAGCTGATCGAGACGAATCTCAACCCTACCAAACATCTCAGTATTTCTGTCAAGGCTGTCAACTGTCTTCTCATGAGTTTTAACCATGCGATCTACACACGTTTCTGTTAAACGATTTTGAGAATCAATTGTTTCCTTGAAATCATTGCTATTTGTTTTGAGGTGTTTCAAAAAGAAATAGACTATGCAGGCCAAGACCGCCATGCCCGGAACCTGCAACGCAACCTGATAAGCATCCATCACCCTACCTGCAACGTTTATTGGACCTTAGTTTCCTAAGCAAACCATGGCCCCTCTTTACAATGCCTAAAGATAACTTCTTTAGTCTCTTTTTTCTACCTGAACTTTTTACACATTCACCATCTTCACACAAAGACGCAATATCTTTCACAGGAAACGCTGGTGTTGGCGGTGGAATAATTTTTTCTGCCTTTAAAACATTACAAAAGCAAAACACCATAACCAAAGCAAACAGACACTTACGCATAGCAATCCCTCTTAGTAAGGAAAGTCAGGAATAGACTCAGCCGGAAACAGGTTCAACT